AGTGGACCGTCTTCATTAAAATGCTGCATTGGTCCATAAACACTGGCACTAGAAGCATACTGGAAATTGACACCCATCATATCACAGGCCTGAATCAATCTGACAGAATTTTCAAAATTCTGTTCCATGATCTGATCTACATCACTATAAGTGGTTGACGTTATAGCACCTAGATGCACTACCCAATCAAAACCTTCAGGGTCGGGTATTGTGTTAGGTTCATATTCCCAACCTTCAACTTCATGACCTTGATTAACTAAATGAGCTGATAGATTCTTTCCAACAAATCCTTTGTGTCCTGTAACTAATATCTTCAAAGTATTTCCTCCAATGTTGGTGCATAACAACCTACACGCTGGACAGTAACAGCGGCAGCTAAATTTGCAAAGTTCATTGCACGTTTAATATCGTTAGTGAGTAGATATTCAAAAACTAATGCACTTAAAAAAGTGTCCCCTGCTCCAGTGACATCAACTACTTCTACCTGAGGTGCCGGCACAACGTAATTGTGATGTACGGCTTCTGCACCTTTATTTCCTCTAGTAACTATTAATCCGGAACATTCGCTTTTGATCTTACTGTATTCTAATTCGTTAATTTTAACCCAAGCACCCTGTAGGCGTGCTAGATCTGTTTTCTTAGTATCAATGAATACTGGACACTTAACACCAGCAATAACTTCTTCCATTAGATCGTAGGTAACTGTGCCTTTATCGTAGTCGCTTATAACTACAGCATCATATGTATCGGGAATAGCAGTATCAAATGTAATAGGCGTTGCCTCAACATCGTCGTCAATTCTAATCATCTGCTGTTTGCTGCGACTGTCTATCAATCTAGTCTTCATACTAGTTTGACTGTGCAGATAGTTCACACTACAGCCTAATGCTTTTAGATTATTGTTAACATTACCCGCCATACCGGGTCGTTGCTCTTTATGACTATACTTAAAGATGGGAACCGGTGCTTCGGGGCTGATGCGATCTACTGTGCCGTATTGATATACGTCTATACAGTTATCCCCTATTAACAATATCCTGAATTGTTTTTGTTGTTGAGTGTTCTGTTCTATCATAAAACTTAATTTCTTTACAGTGCTCTGAACCTATAATAGTCTTACCTATATAATCACTGCCTTTAACCATAATGTCAGGAGCATAAGTTTTGATAAGAGCAACAAGTTCTGCATCGGATTCAAAAAAACAAACATCATCAACGGGACTTAAATTTTCTAATATAAATTTTCTATCCCATTGATTGTTTATTGGACGAGACTGTCCTTTTAGATGTTTAATTCTGTTATCGGTATCAATAGCAACAACTAAAAAATCTCCTAAACCCTTTGCATATTTGAGCAGCTCAACATGACCTCTGTGTATGATATCAAATGAGCCGTTGACAAATATTTTTTTCATACTACAATATACACGATTTTTTACTGTTCGTCAAGTAAATCAGACATTCTAAAAACAGTTTCTAATTTAGCTCGATTAATCTTGCTCTGCAGGGTATTACGCAGTCCGTGATGCAGAGGTCTTGGCCAATTTTCGTAGCCAACCCAAGCATAACCATCATGCTCGCTATTTAATTGTGGAATGAACTCTGATCGAATCACACACAAAAAAGTGTGGAAATGAAACTGCTGATCAGAGGATATAAATGTTTCTAAAGGAATGGTTTTAATAATTGAAGGAATAGAACCAATTTCTTCAGTGATTTCTCGTTGGAGACCTTCCCAAGGAGTTTCTACTCCTTCGTTAGTTCCACCTACAATACCCCATTGATTAGAACGCTTGCCGTTCTTGCGGTATAAGAACAGGAATCTTTTGGTTTCTAGTGTATAGAATAAGGCGCCGCTACAGTTAATATTAGTCATACTAATAATTAGCCGTAGAGATCGATCCTCCATGTGCCTATTGGATAATCACCATCAACACTCTTATACCAGCTAGTATCAGTAAATCTATACTGTACGCTGGTATTTAAATTAGTAGTATAGACAGTTTCTGTGGTTGCACTTGCGTCAAAAATTATGTTCCACTTTGACCCATCCCATTCTACTATATCATTAGCACCCGCTACTAGACCTGTTCCGTCAGTATTGCGCCATGCTACGGGATTTTCTATAGCTTCTTCGTTCCCAACATCTTCTAAAAGCAGCAGTCTAACACCAACAGCTTTAATACCTGTTGGATTAAATCTTGTTGGATCAATAATATAATCAATAGATGTTCTGCTGGCAACTGTGCTGGTTATAATAGTGTCTTGAGGGAAGCTGTCAGTGTCCCAATTGATTGATATTTTACCTTCGTCAAATGGATTTAAGCTAATTGTACCTGTGACAGTTACACCGCTGTCTAGGTTTGTTAGATAAATTCTGCTAACATCTGCAACATAGTTTCCTGGCAGTGCTTCAAAAATATCTCTCCAATTCTTATTACCAACTGTACCTCTGCTGATCAGTTGTGCTGTTGTTCCTTCTACATATACACCATAGGTATTGTAGTTGACGTTAGCCATTTGATCAGTGAGCGCAGTAGCAGGTCTTTTACCAAATTCATTTTCAATAGAACCTGGCACTGCAAAGTCGTCGTAGGCATTTGTTTCAGGAGCTGAAACTCCTGTTTCTATTGTTCCCCTAGTTTCGTCAAACATACTAGTGATAATGTTTGTAATAACACCCATCTTCTTGACTTTAGATGGGGGACTAATATAGATAGGAACACTAAAGGTCAGCGTAGCAATATCAATCTCACTGTCTACTCCTACAGGAATACTTCTATTGGTAAATTGAACACTTTCTAAATTGACCACAGTAATGCTGGTCCAGTCAACAAAGTTATCTGTTGTTTGTATTTCTAAGCTAGGATTAAAAAGCACCAACAGTTGTTCTAATAACTGTAGCTTCTGATCAGTATTTGATGTCCATATATCAACGTTTGCCCTCATCATGTAAGGTGTTGGGATTAAACGCTCAACAGTATAGTTAGGTCCTTTTGTGTTTAAATATTCGCCAGTTGTTTCATCAAATGCACGTTCACGAATATTAACAGAACGTGTGTATGTTGCATCTGTTAGTCTATCTTTATCAAGTTCAAGAGCAGTGATATAAACGGCCATTCTAGGAACACTAGGCAGTTTGTTTTCTGAATTATCTCTAATAATGCTAGAAACTTGCCTTGTTAAGTCACCGTAAGTTACAGGCACAATGGTCTGTTTACCCTTGCCATCCTTAACAGGAAAATTACTAACCAACCTCATCAGCTGGGTAACATATCGTCTTACTTGACCGTCATAAAAATGTTGCATTAGTTGTCTGCCTTGGGTCTAAGAGCTTTTGATAGTGCTTGTCTTTCTTCAACTGCTTCTCCGTTGATAACATTAGTATTGGTATTGTTAATAAACGAAGTTCTATGAGTGTATCTGTCAAGCGTATTAGATAGTGTCATTCTGACGTCATCTTTGTATTTGACCCAACGTGCTCCGTCATAATGGAACATTCTATTGGGCATGTAATCTGTTCTAAGGAAGAAATCACCTTCTACTGGATTTCTAGGAAACTGTATACCAAAACCGTAGGGCGCAGCGTTAGGTGTGCTGCCATCTCCGTAATTTAATAAGTAGCCTGAATAGCCTTCTCTAGCAGGCCTGTTAACTATTTCGTCAGCAGTAGTGCCTAGATTGCTAGCATCTATGTCTGTTTCGTCAGCAGTTTGCAGCGCAACAGTTCCATCATCATTAGTTGCTACAGTATAGAAATGGCTGGTTGTAAATCCGCTTCTAGGAGCATCAGCTTCAGCTTGGGCAACCACAGCGTTATTAATTTGCATTTCTTTTTCGTAGGTGCTTAACACATCACGCAGTGTTTGATTACTGTCTTCAGATGCAGGTAAGTCTAGAATTTCACTATACTCTTGACCATCATATATTTGTTTTAATTTTAGCCTATACAAATGTGGCCACCATGTCTGACTGAACCCTTCTGCGGCTCTATTAATTTCTTCTACAACATAAAAGCGTTTAAGTGCCATGCTGTAGTCATTTAGTGCATACTCATCTTTTAGATGCGGAAGTTCGATAACATCTCCCGCGATAATTTTTCTGCCAATAGTTTTTACACTATCTCTAATGTGTACTGTTAAAAATAGTGTATCATTGCTTAAAAATAGGCCAAACTGACTTAGGTTAAAATCAATATCTTGTACATTGTAAATCCCACGCATTGTATAGATGTCTGGCTCATATTTCCTGTCTCTATTTTCTAAGAACAATAGATCTTGTATGTTTGTTTCTTTTACAGCGTCATATCTAGGTTTATCTGCTGTAGCTTCGCCCTCATTGGGATTTACAGGGCCCAGATATTTGTGAATGTTTATGTCAGTACCGCCAACTGTAAACATTTCTGAGATCTGTCGATCTAAGAATTCGTAATCGTTACCGCGTTCCGGTTTAAAAAGAGATAGTCTTGGCATACGTATATTTATCGCTGCGATAAATACACTACGGAGAACTTTAAATGGCAACCTTAAAGGAACAAAAACAGGAAATATTTGACTACGTGCATGCGATGCTAGGTGGCGGCATGATTGACGTAGAATTAGATCCTGTACATTACGAAACAGCACTGTCAAAGGCGCTGGCTAAATTGCGCCAAAAAGGCAGCGGCTCTGTAGAAGAAAGCTATATTTTCTTAGATACAGTAGCTGATCAGAACGAGTATATACTGCCAGCTGAAGTAATCGAAGTTAGACAAATTTTCCGCAGAAGCATAGGCAGCAGAAGCGGTATGGGTTCGGGTGGTACACTGTTTGAACCGTTTAACTTAGCCTACACAAATACCTACTTACTTTCAAGTTCAAATATGGGCGGTCTTGCTACCTACGATTTTTTCAGCCAATATCAGGAACTTGTAGGACGCATGTTTGGTAGCTTTATTGAATTTAAGTGGAATTCAACTTCTAGAAAGCTAACATTACTACAGAGAATGCGAGACGAAGAGCAGTTAATGCTATACTGCTATAATTACAGACCGGATACACAGCTACTAGACGACTATCTAGCCAAGCAGTGGATCAAAGACTACACACTAGCAACCTGCAAATATATGCTAGGAGAAGCCCGTAGTAAGTTTGCCACTATTGCTGGTCCGCAGGGCGGTGGCTCTCTAAACGGTGAAACGCTAAAGAGCGAAGCAGCCCAAGAAATTGAAAAACTTGAAAAAGACGTTGAGCAAGCAGTTGCAGGCGGCGTTGGCTATACATTTGTAATAGGTTAATCAAAAAAAATCTTGACTACGCTCTGCTTTTAAGCTATACTATAGGTATATTTTAGGAGCACAAAATGATTATTGGCGTCTGCGGGCTTATTGGCAGCGGCAAGGGTACTGTAGCAGATATCCTCGTTGAAGAACATAATTTTAAGAAAATCTCTTTTGCTGACAAGCTCAAAGATTCTGTAGCTGTACTGTTTGGATGGCCTAGAAGCATGCTTGAGGGCGATACACAAGAGTCTAGACAGTGGCGTGAACAAGTTGACGAATTTTGGACTAATGAAACTGGTCGCACCGTAACACCTAGACTTGTACTACAGGAATTTGGTACAGAATGCATGCGTCAGGGTTTCTATGACGGCATCTGGGTCAGTATTGTTAAGCAACAAATACTAACAGATCCTTACACAAATTGGGTTATTCCGGATACTCGCTTTCCTAATGAAATTGCTATGCTACAGGAAATTGGTGGGCAAGTTTGGTGTGTAACACGAGGCGAAACGCCCCAATGGTTTTTAGACTATCGCGAAAATAATATCAAACCCGCAGATATCCATGCTAGTGAATGGGCTTGGGGACAAACAAGATTTGATGAAGAAATTGCTAACGACGGAACGCTAGAAGAACTTAGAAATCAGGTCTCAGGTCTCCTTGCTTCCAACGTACACCTTCTTTCTGTATAATGCGCTGACAGTTAGCGCAGACTGTTTTTAGATTTGATGGGCGACAGTTATTCAAGTCCCCGTCAACATGAAACACATTAAACTGTTCAGGATGTTTGC